GGCCAACCTCAATTCCATCGGATCGCGCCATGCCAGCCCGGCAAGGCGCTCGGGGGTCATCCGGTCGCCATGCGGGCTGACAAGGTAGTTGCCGCGAAGGCTCCAGCCTGCGAAGGGGCCGCTCAGGTACTGACACATGCATCAATGCTCGCTTTGTCCTTGGGACCCTTGGCAGGCAAGATCGATGCCAGGACCAGTTTGAGCAGGCCCAAGTAGTACCGGCCAGCATCTAACATAATATACATTCCCGACTTCTTCGAAGCCGGAAGCCCTTGCGGCAGTAGGCGTGCCGCCAATTCCCACTGCGATCGCTACGACCATTGCCGTTGCCGCCAAGCGACGCCAAACCGCCTTCTCGTCCGAGCTTATGGCTCGCGCTTCGCCGACGATCCCCAGCACTTTCGCGAGCGGCTCCCCGGTCAACCCGGCAAGCGTTGCGCATACCACTGCGTTGGGCAGGGACACCCCTCGCCGGTAGTTGCTGACAGCGGCCGGCCTGATGCCAAGCGCCTTTGCCAGCTCGCTGTCGTTGCTCGCCTTCACAACGACTTTTGCCGCATCAAGCAGCTGATCGATGGTGGACATGCTTTCAAAGCCCCTTGACATTGGATTACAAGGGGTATTGAATCACGTCCGGATTCAAAGGGTCTTTGAATCCACCCGCCACCGGCTCCCCTAGGCCGCTGGCGGGGCTTCTAGGGGCTGGGGGCAGGGCAGGGGGCGTCATGGCAGGGATCTGCGCAGTACTGGCACTGATGGGCGCGTGCATCGCGGTCGCCTTCGGCGTGGTGAGGCTCTTTCCGGCATATCGCCGATATGCAGACCTCGGGGCCACCCGTCCGATTCGTGACGCCGCGTTTGAGGCCCAGGCACGCGCCGAAGTGGCCGACCGCGATTGCGCCATCGCAATGCTTGACCAAGAGGCGATGAGCCATGACTGACGTCATCACCTGGGCAACTTATCCCGTACGTGCAAGCGGCTTCGGACCGCATCAGGTCTTCGTGTACATGGCTGCGGTGTACGTCAACGGTGAGGCGCTTGATGCCGTCGCGCTCGCTTCCCCTCGCGCGGCCAAAGATGAGGCAAAGCGTCTTGCTGCGTTCTACTCGGGAATGGCCGGTGCACGCCGTGACTGACTTCAAATGGGGATTCGTTCCCGGCCTGTTATGGGGCCTCCTTGCTGGAGCGATCGTTGGTTGTGCAGTAGTGATGATCGTCGGCAATGCCCTTATGGAAAAAAGCGCTCAGTTCTACCTTGAACGCGGTCAGCTTGAGCAGAAGTGCATTGCTGGCAACGATGGTGCATGCCGCGTCCTTGGGGCGCGCAAATGAGCCGGACCACTTGCGCCTTCTGCGGCGACCCTACGTCCTACTTCTTCCCCGGCGGCCTGTGCGCAGGCTGCACGGGCAAGAATGCCCGCATCAAGCTGGACGCAATGGCTCCTGCGCAGCGCGCAGAGCTTGTCGCGTTCGATGACTCCATTGGCCTAATGCAGGCTGCTGCGCGCCGCACTGAGCAGGCGTCAGAAACCGTCGCGCGGCACAAGCGCACGTCCGGCGCTTCTCTCAAGTCGTACCTCGCGGCGGCACCGCTCGCGTTGACCCCGGAGGGCCAGCGCGAAGCGCTGGCCCTTGGGCTTGTCCATTACAAAACAAGTGACACCGCGTCGAAGACCGGTCGTCTTTCCATCGAAATCGATCCGCTGCAACAGCGGGCGCAACGGCTGCGCAAGTCCGTAATCACGAGTGCACGACTCCATGACCAAGAAGCGAAGAAGGGATCGAGGCGGGGCAACTGGTACATGCTCACGCTCACCTACCGAGACGGATGCCGTAGCGGCCCTCGTGACGTTAGCGAGCTACTTAAGCGCATGCGCGGCCACTTCGATAGAACTGTCGCTCGGCTCCGACGGCTCGCGGGTCAGGTGTTCCGTTACCTGTGGGTCGGCGAGCTCACCCAGCGCGGACGACCGCACTACCACCTCCTAGTTTGGGTTCCGCAGGGTGTGTGGTTTGGTCGCGTTGATCACCGCAAGTGGTGGCCGCACGGATCGAGCAAGTTCGAGAAGGCACGCAACGCGGTCGGGTATCTCGCCAAGTACGCATCGAAGTTCAGCAGCGTGATGGCTGCTGCCTTCCCGAAGGGTTTCCGCACGCATGGCTGCGGTGGCCTCAACGAAGAATCCCGCCGCGAACTGCGGTGGTGGAAAGCGCCCATTTCGGCACGTGAAGCGCTCGGCGGTGAAGCCGACATCCGCAAGTGCCAGGGCGGTTATTTCGACAAGCTCACCGGGGAGTTCTGGTCGTCCCCGTGGCGAGTGACCTTTGCATTCGGCCGGACAATTGCATGGAAGGTAATCCCACTATGAAAGTTGAAATCATCAGCGAAAACATCGCCGTTCGTTCGTTCCCGGCACGGGACGGCAAAGCCGCCACCGTGTTCCGTGAGCAGAAGGCAGCCATCGTCCGTCCCGGCGACTTCCCGCTGCCGTTCACTGTCGGCCTGGACGACGACCAGCAGCCCTACAAGGTCGGTCTTTACGACCTGTGCCCCACGTCGCTGCAGAACAACAAGTACGGCGGTTTGGAGTTCGGCCGCCGCATCCGCCTGCTGACGCCGTCGCCCGCACCGGCTCCGTCGCCGGTCAAGCCCTGACCGTGGCCGTGCTCCTCTACACCACTAACCCCTATTTGGTGCTCGTGGTTGGTTTCTGCGTCGGCTTGGTTACCGGCATTGCCGTAAAGGGTATGCCGACCAAGGCCCGCGGGGATCGTTGAGCATGGCCCGCGTTCTCACCTGTATCGATCCGACGCCCGCGAGCGACGGGTCCTGCGTCCAATCCGCTTGGTTGGACCAAGCAACGTGGATTGATTTTTTGCCAACCGTGGAACAGGCGAACACGGTCGGTTTTGCCATCTTCTGCGCGGTCGCAGTGCTGGCAGCTTTTCGCCTAATCAACCCTAGAGAGAGTGACGACGTATGAACAAGCGCAACCGTGAATCCCTGATGCTGCGTGTCAAGCACAAGGCTTCGTCCATGAAGTCCGCAGTGGTGGCCGGTGTTGCCGGTGCTGCGGCACTGCCGGGCTTCGCATTCGCACAGCAGACGGCCAGCTTCGATCCGGCCTCCGTGCTGGCTGGCATCGCCGCAATGCTGGCGGCAGGCATCCTGATCTACACCGCCTGGGTGGCGGCGAAGTGGGCGCTCAAGGCCTTCGGCATCGTGAAGTAATCCGCACTAGAGCGAGCAGGGGGAGGCGACTCCCCCTTGCTTTATGGGGGGTAGAAATGGAAGGCCTGATTCTGCTGGTGGTGTGGATCCTTGGCGCAAAAGTCCTGTCGGACGGGATGCGCTAATGCGCTGGCTGCTGCGCATGCTCGCGCGCACACTGGTTCGACGTATCGCGGTGCTGCTGGTCGCGGCACTTTTCGCTTGTCTAGGCGGTAGGGTGTTCGCCGCTGATTACACGATGTGCATTCCAACCGCCCCCGTTTCTACGGGAGGCGCGTACCTTTGCCCTGATCAGGGTATTGCGGCAGCCATGGCGCAGTCATCCGCCGCATATCACGTGAGCCGCGGTGCATGCGGCCTTTCGGCCGGCCGCGTATCAGTGGGGGCGACCAACGTCGACACTTCCGGTCGAATTGTCCAGGTGATGATCGTCGCCGCCAACACCGGCGGCAACTGTGCCGCTGTTCGTATGGCATGGCCTGCGAACGAATCCTGTCAAGATCGCAACAAAAACAAGCTTGCGGATGCTGCGCCGTGGTATAGCGAGCCCAGTACGTGCATCAGCGGCTGCAAAGTGCAGGGGACTCCGTTCAGTCAGAGCAACGGCGGAGTGAAGGTTTACGGCATGCGCGACCGGTCGTATACGGGCGATATTTGCACGCCATCCAAGCCGGGAAATGAGATCGGCCCGCTCACTAACGAGAAAGAGGACGGCAACAAGTCCAAGTCAGATGAATGCAGCGCGCTCGGCTCGGGCCAAACGGCGTGCGTGAAACCTAATGGCGATCACTGTGCGACATCCTCGACCGGAAAAACCTTCTGCTGGAAGCCGGATCAGACAGGTGAGCAGAAGTCGGATCCCGACGCGCAGACGAAAGAGCCAATCGGAAAGCCGGTCACTCCGCCCCCTTCGACGGATCCCACGAAGGAGTACCAGCGCAGCGAAGGCCATCAGAGCACGGTTTGCGTTAACAACACTTGCACCACGTATAACGTGACGAATTTCGTGAAGACCGGCGCAGGCACTGCCAAGAACAGTAGTGGGGACAACAGTCCTGACGGCAGTGGCAATACCAGCGGAAACGGCACCCCAGGCAAAGGCAGCGGTAGCGGGAGCGGGAGCGGCGGAAAGGATGGTGATCCAGATTCGGCTACGGATAGCGGTGATTGCGAGACGGCTCCGACCTGCAAGGGCGATACCCTCAAGTGTCTGCACCTGAAGTACACGTGGAAAAGCCAGTGCAATACCACTAAGGACGAGATAACCGGCAGTGGTGATTGTTCGCCGGGTGGCGTTCCGGTGTGCATCGGCAAGGGCTGCAAGGCGCAGGAATATGCATCGCTTTTGCAGCAGTGGCGCGGCCGGTGTGCTGCGGAAGATGACCGCGCCAAGCTTGGGCGGGATGCCGCGTCTGGCGCTGCGGACGCAGGCGGCGACAGTGAGTCGGATGCGGTTTCTGACCTGTGGAAGAAGGGTCCGGGGCAGGACGGGCAGGGGCTTGATCGCAACAAGTTGACCTTGGGTGGGGGCGAACTATTTCCGTCGATCGACATCATGGGAACAGCGTGGTCACCGCCCGCGCAGCTGTATTCCGTCCTCGCGATGATCCGTCAGCTTGTGATAGCGGCAGGTGCGCTCGCATCCATGTACATCCTCTTTAAGAAGTGATCTCTATGGCCTGGTTGTCATTCGATAGTCCCATGCTCGGCGGCTTGGCCGGGATGCTCAACAAGCTCATCAAGCTTCGCGCGGGGTTGTGGGTCGCGAAGATCTTGTCCACCCTTGGCTTGGGCTTCGCTGCGCAGGAATTTATCTATGAGCCGATCATCCAGCAGGCTATTACAGCGTGGAATTCCGTTCCGGGCTATATCGCCAACTGGGTACACGCCCTTGGTATCGATGTGTTCGTCTCGCTGTGCCTGAGTGCATACGGCATCCAAGGCGCATCGCGCATCTTCCTTTCTCGCAAGTATGAGAGCCCGACGTGATCGGTGATACCGCATCTATTTCGTTGCTAACGGGTCTGCCGGGCTCCGGCAAGTCACTGCGCATGGTGCAGCGTATTGCCGACTTGGTAGAGCAGGGGCAGCACGTATTTACGACCAACATTAACGGCATCAGCGTGCCGGGTATCACGCCGTGGGCTGATCCGACCGATTGGCGCTCTTTGCCTGCCGGCGCTGTGCTGTTCGTTGATGAGGCGCAGCAGTACTTCCGGGCTCGCCGCGGCGGTGATCCACCTGAGTTCATCAGTGCCATGGAAACGATCCGGCATAGCGGAGTGCGGTTGGTGCTGGCCACTCAGCAGCCCAACTACCTGGACACGCACTTGCGCGGCCTCGTCGGCTTTCATGAACATTTGCTGCGGCAGTCGGGCAAGGAGAAGACCTTCATTTTCCGCAACCATCAGGTGATGGATGAGGTCCGCCAAGGGCTTAAGCGCATCAAGTCCCTGTATGACCACGAGATGTGGGCGCTTCCGGCCCGGTATTTCCAGTACTACAAGAGCGCGGAGATCCACACGGTCAAATACCGGATGCCGGCGCTGCTGAAGAAGGCGCTAATCATCGCCCCTATCGCACTGGTGCTGTTCGCCGTGCCGTTCGGCTATATGGCCTATACAGGGCTCAAGAAGAGGGACGAGGCGGCCGGGTTAAAGGAGGCGGCGTCTTCGACGGCGCCGACTGACCCGGCCGGCCGGCCAGCGCGCAACGCTGGTGGCAGGTCCGATAGCCGCACGGCAGAAGAATACGTCCAGGCGATCACGCCATTGGTTGCCGACGTCGCATGGTCGGCGCCGGGCTATTCCGGCCGGGAGTTTCGTAGCGATCCGCATACGTATTGCATGTCTACTGAGGACAGCTGCCGGTGCGTCACCGAGCAAAACACGCGTGTGGTGGTTCCGGTGCGCGATGACGTCTGCCGGGACATTGCACGTTGGGGCGAATCTTATAACCCGTTCAAGCCGCCTGCGGACACCCAGGCGCGGGACCAGCGAGAGCAGCGGGCTGATCCGGCCAAGGCGCAACAGAAACCAGCGCAAGCCCGCGTAGAGCAGGGCGGTGCCCCCATCAGCGGCGGAACAATTCAAGCCAGTGAGCGAGCCATGGGGGCCTTCCCCGAGTCTCCGCAGAATCGCTACTCGGGCGGTTGACGGAACGGGCCACGCCCGGCCTTCGCGCAGGGGTAGGGGACTCCCCTACGGGAAACCCGCCCGATAGTTCGATACCATTCCCTCAGGACAAGGGGGTCACATGGAACTCAGATGGATTCTGATGGCAGTTGTCGCGCTTTCCGGGCACGCCGCTGCCCAACAGGTGCACAAGTGCGTTGAGAGCGGCCGGACAATCTACCAATCCGACCCGTGTGCGGCCGGGCCAGCGGCCAAGTCTTGGAATGCCAAGCCAGAGGCTCCGAATCCGTACCAGCAAGCTCGGCTTGATGCCATCCGGCAGGAGCTAGAGCAGCGCAGACAAATTGAGCGTCCAACCTATCGGTACGCACAGAGTGGCGTTCGTGGCATATCGATCAGTAAGCACCGTGATCCTGACCGGTGCGAGTCGGCAAAGGCGCATCGAGCGTCCGTGTTCAACGCTGCTGGAATTCATAGGTCGTTCGAATTGACCCGCCGGATGGATGACATG